TGTAAGTGATGTTGTATGTTGTTGAGATGCTGAATTAAAGAAATCAGATAATACATCTCTATTATGTGTATCATCATATATTTCAAATGAGCCAGTATCCACTCTTAAATCATATCCACTACTTCCTCCACCACCACTTGTATCTCTTAATTTAAGATTTGGTGTTGCAGATTGTATAGTAACATCACCATTTATTAGTGTATCATTTGTGACAGTTAAAGCTCCATCTAAATGAGTATTGTTTTCAACTCTTAATGCGGATGCACTTAAAGTTCCTGTTAATACTTCACTACCACTTACAAATAAACTACCACTAATAGTTTGGTTACCTACGAATGTATTAGAGCCCGTTGTTGCAAAACTACCTGTATCTATTGGTGTTGATGATACACTTACATTGAAAGTATTTCCATTACCTTTTGTAAAAGTTATTGTGTTACCTACTGCAGATGCGGTTACTAAACCTAAACTAGCAGAAGTAAATAGAGATGATGTAGCTGAATTTAAATTAGTTACAGATGTATTAACACTTGCACTATTTACTTCTAAACTACTTACTCTTTGGTCGTTACTTTGTGTATATTGATTGAATGATGCAGTTGTTACTAAACTACCTGTATTTACATTTGCATTTAATGCGTATGATGCAGTTAATGCGTATGATGCTGATATTGCATTTTCAACATTATTTATTTGAACAGCTACTGAGTTTCCATCTCCATAATATAATTGTATTTGATTTGGAAATCCTTGTGAAGCACTTACAAATACACCACCTGTAATAGATGAGGATACAAATCCTAATGCAGTTATTTGTGCAGATGATGATATAGTTCCTGAAGGTATTGTTGACCCACTAGCATCAGGAATGTTTACACTAAATGTAGTTGTATCACCTTTTGTGAATGTTAAGTTTCTTGTTCCAGTATTAAACGATGCAGTAGTCAATGCTAAACTAGCAGAAGTAAATAAAGATGCAGTTGCAGTATTTAAATTACTTAATGATGTTAATGTAGATGCACTTGCTACATTTAATGCATCGATACTAACTTGCTGAGATGCAGATGATTGATTTAAATTAGAGATTGATGTTAATGCAGATGCAGAAAACAATTCTAAGTTTTGTGTTTCAATTAAAAGACTTGCAGTAGTCGTATTTAAATTATTGATACTAACTTGTTGAGATGCAGTATTTGCATTCAATTGAGTTATTGAACTATTGGTGCTTGAACTAAAAGAATTTAAATTAGTTACTGATGTATTTAAGTTTACTAATTCTATTTTTGCACTTGCACTAAATGTATTCAATTCAGTAATGCTATTTACTATACTTGCAGTCGATTGTGATGCAGTATATACATTCAATGCATTTATACTAACTTGTTGAGATGCAGTATTTGCATTCAATTGAGATATAGATGATGAAGCACTTTGAGTAAATTGATTTGTTGATGCAGTGAATTCATTTGTAGATTGTGTATATGCATTAAAAGATGCAGTAGTTACTAACCCTATGTTACTTATGTTTACTTGCACTACGGCAGTTCCTGCAATAACTTGTGCAGATATCGCACTACCCGTAAAGTTCATAGATGTTGCGTATCCTTGTAAGACACCTTCGTCTAATATAGGTAATGCAACCGATGCAGTTATGTTTGTTAATTTAGAACCATCACCTATAAAGTTACTTGCTGATACAAATGAAGATGCAGAGATTGAAGTAAAATTATTTGTTTGAGTGAATGTATTTGTTACATCGGTTCTAGCAAAACTACCTGTATCTAAACTATCTACAAGTGTGTCAATTACATTTGTATTGTAATCACGCAAAACTTGTGGAGTAATTAGTTGTGAGTTATTATTCGGAAACGATGCAGAGTTTGCCGCTTGTAATTGTGCTTTAGTTAATATAGCCATATCAGTTATTTATTTTTAATCAATTTCAAATCCATCACTAAATCCAAAAGAGAATGCACCTAAGTCTTGTGGTATAAATGGAACACCTTGTATTACACCTATCCCTTGTGACATTAAAGCACCTCTACAACACTTCACATCATAAGTATCACTATTCACACATAGACATGCTCTTCTGCTATTCTTTGGACTGGATAGACCTCTAGTTGGCCCTATGTATATACCCGAGTTATTCTCACGATTAACTGAGTATCTTAAATTACCATTGCGACTATTAGACCATCTTCCCATTGTGGATTTCTTTTATTAAAAACAATCCAATCTTAAAATATAGTTATTGGTTTTTCTTTAATGCTTCTTTATGTAATATGTTTTCTAATAGAGATTTATCTGCTTTATAACATAAGTAAAGTAAACATTGTTCTAAAGGCATAGTTAGGATTTCACCGAATTTGGTAATGTTTCCTTCGGCGAGTTCATAAATCGATGAATAAGCTCCCCACTTTTTTCCAAAATTAACTTGATGTTGGGAGGAAGCTCCTCCTCCTTCAAAGATTTCAGGGTAGAATTGAATAAGTCTATTGACAAATGAACAAAAAAAAACAATGCACCAAAGTGTATATCCATTCCAACTGATAACCATTTACTCTCATCTTCACCTATTGTATAAGGTTTGATTAGATACATATCACCATTCTTCTTAATTACAGGCCTATATAGTATATTCATTATCTTTGCCCAATTCTTATCTATACTAAATGTTTCAAACTTACTTATATCCACATATGCACCATAAGCCATTTCAGATAAGTTAGGTTCAAATCCATACTCAACACCATCTATCTTTACAAATCTTTGCAAGGGTAAATCAGTATTAGACAAAAATTTATTTAGCTCTGCCATTATCTTATTGAATGAGTCTATGTCTAATCCATTAATCCAATTTGCATCTAATCCACATAAGTGATACAACATAATTGCATTCACTGCCTCTTCATCATCTTTATACGATTGCATTTGTTCTTGCAAGTCTAACCATTTCTTTAAAGTTATATCCGCATACGATTGTGGTATACTAAGTTCTATCTCCTGCACCATTTGTTAAAAATTTTATCATGTTATTTAATCTAATTACTTTTTTCTCTTCTCTTTCTAATGCAGCATTCATCATTATCAGTTTTGCATTTGCATCATCTACTTCTCCTTGCAATCTCTTTGCATATATTATTAATTCTTTTATTTCACTTTCTGTCCAAGTCTGTTCCATATTAATACTTTACATTTCCTATTGTGATTGCATACTTACCTTTCGTTGTTGCCTTCTGTGTTAGTTTCATCATTGCAACATATCTAGCAGCATCTAATAAGTGGTCTAAACCTGACTCTGGATTATCTGTTGTATATCCGTATTTGTCCGATGCATATTGATAAGCATACATCTCATTAACTAAATTGGTTGATGATTTAAGTATGTGTATATTATAATTCTGTAATACTGATATACCAAACTTAATACTATCAGGTCCTTTCTTAACAGGCTTTGCATTAAATCCACTTCTATATAATTCCTCTACACTTCTAGGTTCTGAACTATCACACCATATCTCATAACTCTTATCTATATCTTTTTTATTTAGTGCAGTTATTATATCATTCATCACTAATCCTCTTTCATACAATACCTCTTCCAAATATAAATCATTACCATTCTTATAAACAGCAACTACTGCAGTTGGGTCTTGTGAGTAACCCCAATCCAATCCGAATGCAACAAACTCTGCTTCAAAGTCATCAACGATATCAAACTTATATATTGCTTTCTCATTTGCAGCAAACTCACCTTTACCATATATTAAATACTTTTTAGGTGATGTGAATTGCAAGTCTTCAATTGCTTTAACCATCTCTGCAGGTATATAAGGATTGTCTTTGTATGTTGTAACAAATCTCTCACAATCTTGCATTTGTCTTAACCAATTAAAGGGAGATACCGTAGGATTGTATGCAAGTATTATCTTGCCTGTTGTTCTAATACTTAGCTGAAAATAACTTTCCTCATCTAACTCACTTGCCTCATCTATAAAAAGTATGTCCGACTTTAATCCTCTTAACTTCTCAGGGTCATCAGAATTGATAAACTGAACTAAACTATCTTGCAACTTATATGTTCTATCACTTACATTCCAATTATCATCACGCCATACATCAATTGATTTAAGTATGTCAATGAAATCTTTTATAACTGTTCTCTTTGTCGATGGTATAGTTCTTCTAACAATAGTAATGGTTTGTGCTTCTTTGATTGCCTCTACAATAAGATACTGCAAGATACCAAATGTCTTTCCACTTCTAGTCCCGCCGATATGATGCGTCACTCTGTGTTTGCTATCTAATAAATGTTGGAATGTGATTGTAGTATTAATCTCTATGTTCACTATCTGCTCTGTTTATATTAATACTTACCTGTTGTATTCTATGGTCTATCTCACCTGTAATGTCAATTGATGATTTCTTTGGCACAATATATTCTAGCAATTTTAAATAAAGCTTTGCTGCTTCTGTTGGATTATCCTTTCTTATCTTATCAAAGTCTTCCATTATATTATCCAATCCTCTATTTGCCAATCTTGCAATAGTTAGTTTAGCCTGTTCGGTGCTTCTATTCAAAGAACCTGGCTTTCTTCCACCTAATTTATTTCCTACTTCAAACTTTGCCATATCTCAATTATTGTCGTTATTTATTCGGATTTCTATATAGTAAAAACACTACTTACTTTATTTTGTAGTTAATACACACCATGCAATAGATAATCCAATGGTGAGGATGTATGCAATCATTAGAACCCATATCTCATCTATCTCTTTATTCTTATTTTTCATCAAATATCTTTTCTATTTCTTGTAACTCTTCTTTTGTTAATTCTAAATCAATAATCAATTCAGACAATTGCTCATTTAGTTTTTCATAATTAGTCATATCATTATTTTTCATATTCTATTAATTCGTATGCATACATTCCAACCATCTTACCTCTATCATCTAATATAATTAACATACCTGCAAATTCATTTCCTTTTAATACAATCTCTTTATCTTTAATCCAACTCCAATCAAAGTTAAAGTGAGCATAATTATAATCTATTCTAGTATTCATAATATCCTCTAGTGTCAGGGTATTCTGTTTTAATCATATTCTTAGACTTTAACTTTTGTTTTCCTTCTGGTAAATCATCGTTACCTCTTCTATCTAATATCCAAAGCATTATTCCATTCTCTTCTATCTCTTTTAACTGCTTATCGTAATGCTGAGTAATTAAAGTTCTATCTCCTGTCTTTTGATACTCTTTCCATGCATTACTCAGTGCAGTCCGAATTGTGCAAAACCTATTAGATGCTTCACTACTTCTATTGTCAAATGGATATGGTTTCTTTGGTGGCATTCCTGCCCACTTTCCAGTTGCAGGTAAATCACCATACTTCTCTTTTGCTTTCTTATGTATGTATTTAGATGTGCAAGGTCTACATCTCCAAACAGGTCTATCCGTATGAAAGTCTTTATCACATACCCTACACCTTCTTATCTCACCATTCTTGTGGTCAAACTTTACATTCCATATTGCCATACTATAACTTATTCAAACGGATTATCTAATACTTCTTTTAAATACCTTCTTATCTTTCTAACTGCAAGAAATACAGTTGACTTACTTATCTTAATATCTTTTGCTACTTCATCTAAAGTCTTATCTGCTGATGTCCAATATATTTCAAAAATTCTGGCACTTGCCCACATCTTTGTTCCACTTAATCTTTTTAGTTCATTCATTACATCATCATGTCCATGTTGTAATCTCATATCACCTTCTATATCATATTCTTCTTCTACTTCTTCTGTATCAATAGGTTTTTCCGTTATGACTACCTTATTAAGTTTCTTTACTTTATTAATCCATCTGCTTTCTAAAAACTTATAACAATAAAACATATGATATGCATCTCCCCAAAATATCTTTTCATTACACTTCTTATTAAGATATTCATATAAGTCACCAACTAAGTCCTCTGCCTCCTCTCTTTGTTTAGTCAACTTTAATGCATACTTAATTAACCAACTATGTGAATTACTATATAGATTGACTAATCTTTCCTCACAATTTAAATCTAAACTACCCGTTAGCATCTACATAGTTTCTTAATGTATCAATTGCAGCTTTCCAATACTTACCTGCCGAACCACACATACAAGGTCTTCCGCCATGGTCACCTGCAATCTTTGTATACATGTCCCAAATGTATCCTGCTTGATGTTCAGGTATGTATAGAGTGATTGTAGATAGGACTTGTTTAAGTTCTAAAAATTGTTCTTGACTTAACATTACTTTCCTTTTTTCAATTTTGGTAATTTGATTTCAGGTAATGAAGTTTGTGGTTGTCCTTGTTTAATTGGTCTATCTAAATCTGCAAGATATTTAATCTGTTCCCATGCCGGATGTGTTGGACTAAATGACATACCTAATGATGCAATAATTAATAATAAATCATTTACATCTTTTACCTTCTGCCAATCGATAAAGTATAATGCATCTTTATCTACTTTACTTTCGTCAATTGCTAATTTAATTGTTGTCTCTTCCATGTTTTTTATTTTTGTAATTTATTAAGTTTTGGTATTTTGTTTGTTGGTTCTATGAATGGAACTTCAATAGGTGTAGGCATTGTTGATTTATATCTTTCCATTAAAAGATTAAATTTAGCACTTCTATCATATTGATGCACTATTGGAAATGGTTCTTCACCATTCATTATTTTATTATCTTTTATTTCAAAATAATAACCTCTTGTTCCAACTTGCAAACATACATCCTTTGATATCTTAATCTTATCTTTTACTAATTTGTTATGTATTATTAAATTCAAAGATGATTGGTCTGTGAAGTGTTGAGTGTCACCTGCCTGTGATACTAAGTAATTCAATTGTAATAGGTTTTTAACTCCTTCTGCCTTACCTAATATAATTCCTACATTACCTATCTCTTTATCTTTTATCCATTCCCAATAAGTATCTCCATACCCTTCATGTATATTTTTCTTTCCCCATGGTTCTTCGTTGTAAGTTAAAGTTTCTGATGCAACAACAACTTCAATCTTATCATTATTTACTTTACCTGTATAAAAGAAATCATAAAGCCAGTCCGATGGATTAGTTTGGAATACTACATCTCTAACATCAGTAGTTATTACAAAACGATAATCTTCATTGAATGGATTTTGTTCTAATACATACCACATATCAATTAACCTTTTCATATGTGGGTGTCCTTGTAGTGTAGATGTTATACATCCCCATCCCATACTCTTTAAGTATAAATGAGTTTCTTCCGATAAGTTATAACATATCATCATTTTATCTCCTGTAAATCCACTTTCATGTATTGAGTTTACATATTGTTGTATCTTATCAGGTGTGTAATTTGCACATGCTGAAATGATTAAGTCTTTCTTCATATTATAATTTAATACCATCTGGACATCCAAAGAATGCATTCATTGCACTTTGTCTTTCGGCACATCCACATGATTGTTTTTTGAATAATTTAATTGCAATCCATCCTGCAATATCTTTGGCTCTACCTAAGAATATAATATCTAACACTGCAGATACTATATTTCCAACTTTAATAATACACATTAGTCTTTAACATTTAATGATTTACCATTCTTTTTATAAGCTGTAATCATATTGCTTTCAACTTCTCTTAAATCTACTTTGGATATATCTCCCAATTCTAAGACTACTTTAAATTCATGTGCATGAAATCCCCATGTATCAAATGATTTGTGTAGTAATGTGTATTCACCTGGTTTTGATTTCCAAGTTGCTTTGTGCATCATCCATCTATACTTTGGTATCATATTAGTTTGACCTGTGTATGTTTCACCTAATGGATTTGTAATAGTGTAGATAACACCATCTTTGTCTGCTTTCTTAGTTGAAAGATTTGCTTGTTTTCCTCTACATGAGGTGCACCATCCTTGAACTTTACCTGTTTTTCTAATACCAAATTTTTCAATTGGTTTAATTGTGTTACATTGTTTACACAATTTTTTGTTTTGAGTTGTGCTCATTTTTAATTGTTTTAAGTTTATAATACATTCAATATACGAAAATAATTTCATATTGCCAAATATAAATACAAGATTTTAGAAAAAAAAATAGCCTAGTCTGAATGGCACAATAAACAGACTAGGCTTTGTATTATAAAATGTTGCACTCTATATAATAATGCTAAGTAGCGATAGAGTATTAATTAAGCAACATATAGTTAAAACATTCTTTTTTAATTTTGTATTTACTTTTTAAAATCTTTTTTTACTTTATTAGTTTTGCTTAGTGCTTTACTTTTTAGAAGTTACAACTTTTTTTTGATATTTCCAAATTATTCTTAAAGTATTTTCACTTTAACTTTATCAAGAACTGCACTTCGTTATATGCAGTAGATTTTCTTTCATTATTGAATACACTTATTCCATAAGGTAACTATACTCTTCACAAACTATTTAAGTATCCTTTACTCATATGTTGTGAATGATTACCCAGAATAAATGAAATACATGCAGTGAGTTTCCCTCCACCATTGTTTCCACTTTGAACTTTCGTTCAGTAATGATTTCCACATTACACTCCACTTACTTTGATTAAGCACCCATTGTGGGTTTAACACATATCACTTATCATTTCGGATAAGGGTAGTAAGTTACCTATGAAATTAAATATACGAAAATAAATTTAAATTACCAAATGTGGATAACTTTATTTTTGGACATAAAAAATCCCCTACCTTTTGAGTAGGGGTTGATTGTTAGAGTAAAACTAACAACCTATCTATTCCAATTATCTATGTCCATTGGAGGTATATGTTCATCATCATTGGGT